CTCCATATCTCCTGGATATAATCACCCATGGCCTGGATGTCGTCGGGGTATAATCTCGTCTTTGCCATATGCCCCCTTTTTAGCCTGTTTTAGGCGTCTTACTCCATGCTGGGGAATAATCCCGCTGTTGTCGGTTCCTGATCCGATTTGGCCTGTTTTACGGCCTCTTTGGCTTCCTGCTCGCTCATTCCGTAATACTCCATCAGATAACGATACCGTGGCAGAATTCCCTGTAAGACATCCGCCCGTGTGTTCTGTCTGCGGCTCTCTGCATCGGTGATATACGAGTCATCCCACACAACGCCGATTTCTGTTCCCGGATCGATTGCTGCGCCGCAAATGTACCGCCCTGCCCAGAGCATCGCCTTCACAATTTGGATCAGCGCTGTCTCAATGCGGGTGGAGTGTTTGTTTGCGTTTTGGATCAGATCCTGGCGGTCTCCGTTGTACTGCGTCGCTGTCTGAATGCTTCCATTGCCTGATACGTTGAAAATGTAATGGTGAGTTCCCAGGCCGCATACAAAGCTCAAGTAATCCAGCGCATCCTGTACGGCTTTAGAATTCTCGTCAGCTCGTAAGCTCGGGTTGTAGTCGTACACTTCTGCTTTGGCGTCCTCGTCCGCTGCGTCATCTGCCCAGAAAAGCTGCTGCTGCACGTCGTCGGGTGCTACCGTGTGCTCGTTTCCCTCTGCGTCAATGTAGGTTTCTACCAGGCGCTTGCTATAGAAAAGCTTTTTGCCACCGAGACTGATATCCCTATGGTAATTATTGAAAGCGGCGTCGCAATGCATGAGCTCGTCCAACGCGTTTGCATAAATGGACATACCCAGGCCTGCGCCGCCTTTCAAGTTTTTCTTGACTCCTGGTGAAAAGATTGCAAACCATGGCAGCGTGCTTCCTGTATTGACTGCGGCTGCTGTTCCTGCTGGTAAGGGAAGCTTTTTGAATGCCGTCTGGTCATAGTCGGTTTCCCCCGGGGCTTCATAGTATGCGTTTTCGATCCGGTAGGTTCCGTCCTGATTCCGTGTGTGAGTCTGAAGATATATGCAGCTCTTGCCGCCCCGTGTTTTTTCTGTCGCAAAGGCCGCTTCCGTCACTCGTCCATGTTCCACTGTCAGCGGCAGAATGCATCCGGCTGGTAAGTAGTCCAGTTGGATGCGTGCCCCTGTACTCGGAATGACTGCGCCGTTTTCCGTGAGCATGTTTTCCACTGACATAACGAATGCGCCTGTACCGCTCCAGAAAGCATCTTCCACAAGGCCGTTGGCCCCCTCCCAGAAGTGCAGCCGTTGCAGCTCTCCGCCTGTTTGGTCGTCCGTTCCCATTAACCATGCGGCCGTATTTGCATCTGCGATCTTCAGCTTCGTCTTGTCGTTCAACAGTAAGCTTGCCCAGTCCTCTGCCACTTTCTTTGCCATAGGAAGTCTGAACAATTTTCTTTTGTGTTTGACTTTATCTAAGCCCATTTCGGAAAATTCGTGAAAGCTCGGTACATATCCTTCGTACCAGCTGCGCCATGTTGAAATGTTGCTATAATAGGCGGCCGATATGGTCCAGCCCTTCGATTTATTTAAGTAGCTTATAAATGCTGTAATATCCATGCCGTCCCCCTTATTGAATACCCGCCACTCTCAGCAGGCTCTTTGTCTCGTGTTCTATTGAATATTCGAATGCATCCAGGGAGTCAATGTCCGTGGTGCCGTCGTCTTTTCTCGTGTCTGGTTTCCCTTCCTTTTTCTTGTCGTCCCACATGGCCGTTTTTAAGGCGTCTGCGAGGGTTTGTGCAGTAGGTAGATAGAAGAACCTTCCTCCGCCCATAAGCACCGATGTGAGGCGTATACGGCCTACTATCTCGCTCTTCTTTGCGTTGCCCGCCTTGCGTCCGATCCATGAAAGGCGCTGCCTCATTGCATAGTTTTTGCAGTGTCGTATAAGTACCTGTTCTGCGGAGTCCATATAGATACGCTCGATGGGTCCCCAGTTGAGAAAAACCATCTCGCAAAAGTTATAGAACCAGCGGGCCAGGTCATCTGCGTCTGTCTTTGCCGGGTCTACTCTGTCGGAAGCAAGTGCTATGACTTCCCCTCGTGTCGTGATCATGGTTGCTACTGCTGCGTGCCATGATCCGCTGCCACCGAAGTCCAGCCCCACATATATGCGGCCGTGCATTCCTTCAGGTACTTCCTTCAATAAGAAGCGGTTGGTGTCACTGCTCAGGGCATCTGCGAAAGGTCTATAGATAAGTCCCTCACTGAAAGCCCACTGTCCCAGAATGTACCGGGGGTAATATATCGTTCCCGCATATGCTGCTTTGAGTCGTTCGATGATCTGCGGGTCTAAGTGCGTGTTGTCGTCTATCGTTGTTGTGTGTACATAAAGATCCAGCTCAGGGGTTTCCTTCGCCTTCTGAATAAACTTGTACACAAACGATGACGGGTCCGATGGGTTGCAGGTCAGGTCACATACTGAATACGAAAGACATAAGCGGCTCTGAACCATTGCCCATACTTTAGGAGGGATGGGGACCGCCTCGTCTATGTAGCAGTATTTGCAGGTCAGGCCTTGTATCGCTTCCACGCTTGTTGCCTTGTCTCCGCCCAGTGCATATGCTTTCTGTCCCAAGATTTCGAACTGTCCCTTTGAACCGATAAGACTCACCATGTCACCGCCTAGAAACTCTCTCAGCGGGTTGATGACATTTCTCTCTATACTTCCCTGCGTGTGCCCCAGGAAGAGAATGTCCCCAGGTTTTCCTGCCAGGGAGAAGAGGCGCTGCGGTATGGTCACATGTATGTCAAGCCATGTCTTCCCGCTGCGGACTGCACCACATTTTAAGTTGTAAGCATGCGTGCAATTTGCAAGGAACTCCCTCTGCTTCGGTGTTAAATCCATTAGTGTTCCCCGGTGATAGCAGATGGTACGGAGAACATGAGTGCCCGGATCTCTTCGATCTTCTGATCTTTGCCAGAGTCTGTCGCTGGTGTATCCCTCATACCTGCATAGTTTTTAAGCAAGAAGATCATCATGGTTTTATCTCCTGCCATTGCCATTTCATATGCACGGCTTCTAAGTGATCCGATGCCAGCTTCTCTTTTTTGTTTGAAAATCTCGGAAAATCCGCATTTATAAGTCCTTTTGCACCATGCCTGGACGGTATCCACGGAGCACCGGAAGTGAGCAGCGATTTCCTTCTCCGTGCACTGTTCAGCACACATCTTCTCGAATTGCTCCCGGTCTATTTCTACCCGCGGCCGTCCGCCTTTTCGCTTTGGTTCTGCCATCCGGTACCTCCTCTCTGTTTGTTTAGTTGGTTTATTAGTCGTCGTCCTTCGGTCTTATCAGTCCCCACTCGGCAAACCGTTCGAACCCGCCGATGCTGGTGATATATTTCCGTGCTGTCTCCACCAGGTCGCTGTATGACTCAGTCCTCTCTTCCAGAGTCTCCATGTCTTTCATCACGACTTCCGTGTCTCCAATGCTGCAGGTTGCTTCCCATGTGTGCCCTGTTTCCTGCGCAAGCAGATGGAGTGCAATGTTCACGGTGACATCGGCTTTTGAGAGATCCTTGCCATGAATGCCGCCGCCTGTCACCGCGTCGCCCAGGTCGGATCCTAATTTCCTATTGGTCGCGCCTGTATCCACATCCGGGCCGCCTGTCCAGTATCCCAGCGGGTTGTAACGGATCCCGTTGATCATACCCGTGCGGTGGTCTTTGCTCTGGCAATGTACAACATCATAGTCATGGAAATGTACATCATCATAGTCATGGACCCTGTCTACAATGTATGCTTTGCCGTCTGTTTGGTTGCAGCTGTACTCCCAGCCCACAAAGTCAGCCAGCCACTGCTGCGCTTCCGTGATAGGCGTGCCTTTGAAGATCCCGTTGTCACCACATCTGATCTCGCCTTCCTGGTTTTCTGCCAGGTGAGGATCCTGCGGTCGGATCTGTACCTGGATGGTTGTGCTGTCCCGTGAGATCCTGCGGGCGATTCCGATTGCTTCCATGTTTGTGATATCTGCGTTCGTTTCAATGACGATAGTGCAAGTATCCCCGGAATCCAGCACTTCCACCGCGATGCGTGAGATCGGAAG